GGAGGTACGGAAACGACGCCGTTTCAGCGGTGCCCAACACTGGGACGATATGCATCTGGCCGCCCATCATCGTCCACTCGCCACGGCTGTCGCTGTAGTTCCTGGCGCGACGGTTCGTCCACTCGTCGACGTCAGGAACGAAACGCATCGGCGCCACCAGAGTGGAAGAACGCCAGACGTTGGACGACAGCAGCATGCGCCTGAAGTCGGTAGGTAAGGCCCAGGCCGTGGTGACGCCGTCGCCGGTAACCACTGCGTTCTTGGTCAGTTGTGTCCACTCACGGGTGTCGTAGGCGATCTTCTGCGCCACCTCATTGGCCAGCGTCAGCATCTCCGACATGGTTCGGTTGGTGCTGATTGCCGAGAACACCGACGGCGGTATCGCCACGCCGACGGTTAGGCAGACATCCTTGACCACCGACAGTAACGACATCAGGCAACTTTCTGCTGGGCCTCGTTAGCCATTCGCACCAGGGTCTTGCGGTTCAGCGAGCCATGCGGCGCGTGGCCGGTATTAGTCTTAATGAAGTCGCGCAGCATCTCCGGCGTCATGTGGTCGAACGGCCCGCCAGTCCTTTCGCCGTCCTTGTCGGACATGTCGGCGAGGGCTTTGGCATCGTCTTCGAGGATCTGATTGCGTGCCCGCAGCGCCTCCAGCTCCGCCAGCACCTCGGCGGTCGGTGCGCCAAGCTTGGCTTCGGCGATGAACTCGATGGCCTTGTTCTTCAGGTCGCGGCCATACGACCCCAGGTTCTTCAGCTCCTGGCCGTCGACATGGGCGAGCGCCTCGGCGGTGTAGATGTTGAGCGCCCGCAACTCGGCCCGGCGAGCCTCGGTGAGGAACGGCACATGCGTGAGCGGCGTGCCGCTCTTGGTCTGCATGGTGTGTTCCTTGAATTGCCGGTACTGGCGGGGAAATCGTTCGGCGTAGGTGATCGCGATCTGCTCCTGCGTCGCGTCATCGTTGCCCCAGTGCGAGAAAGCCAGCGCCGGGAAAACTGAAACATTGCGTGATCCGGCGAAGCGGATCTCGCAGATCTCCATGTCGTCGTAGATCGGACGGCCTTCCTTGACGGAGCGGCCCTCGTTCTTGACGGCGTGATGCTTGAACAGCGCAACGATGGTGCTGTCTGGATCTCTGGTAGCCATTGACGATGTCTCCGTCTGAGGGAATGTGAAAGCAAGCGAGAGGCCGCCTGCGTGTTGGGGACGTTGACGGCCTCTCAACAACCTGGAGGGTTTCTAGGCCGCCGGGTTGCTGTCGTAGAAGCGCCAGTTGAACATCGGATTGACCTGGGTCAGCTCACCCATCCACCCGATAAACTGCGCAATGGCGTCCTTATCAATTGGCATTTGGCCTTCGCCCTCGAACAGCTTGTCGAAGTTTCTGTTCGGGTGATAGCGAATGCGCAACGTGTCGGTGTCGATGCCAAAGGTCGTATTGGCAGGCATGTTTGAGCCAATGCCGCCATCGAGGACGATCTCCGCCCGCTTGCCGCCGCCGATATACTCCAGCGACGAGAACCCCAACTTACCGAGAGAAGTCTCGTTGGTTTGCCGCTGGATCGCCACGGTGGCCGCGTCGTAGGCCGCGTAGTGTTCCGGCGACATGATCAGCACGTCGGCGTGGTCCTTGCCGCGTGACTGTTTTCCCATCACCACGCTGAGCATCGGCCTGACGGTGGTGGCATTGACCTGGGTGCCAAGTGCCGGAGCCATGCTCTGGGCGTCGTAGGCCTTGGTCTGCCAGATCACGTTGGCACGATCGATGCCGCCGTACAGGCCGGAGTTGGTGACGATGGGGATTGCGGTGGCGAGCCCGGTGAGCTGCTTGCCGCCGTTGGCGGTGCCGTCGCTGTAGATGGCGGCGTCCATGGCGTCTTCGAGGGCGCGTTCGGCGGCCTCGATGTAGCTGTCGTAGACGTCCATCAGCTGGCTTTCGCCTTCGTTGTTCAAGATCTCCTGCATGGAGAGGATGACGGGCACCACGACCATCTTCGGATCGAAGTAAGCGTCATTGAACAGATCGATGGCTGGGTTGAGCAGCTGATCGTAGCCGCTGTACCACTGCGGGACGTTCTTCGCGATCTGCAGGGTCTGGCGAATGCGCGGACCAGAGTAGGTCTGCCACAAGCCTTTCCGGCGCAGCACCGAGAGCAGTGCGTTGTTGTTGGAGACGAGATCCTGATAGCTGGAGGAGCGATCCTCCAGCGTCATCGACAAGATTTGCTGATAGGCAGCATTAGCGTTGATGTTAGGCATGGCATGTCCGGTCTGTTAGACGCTGCCATTCACCCGCTTCATCGCGTTCTGGATGGCGTCGCGTCGGCCAATCTTGATGTCGCTCTTGCGTGGCTGGCCGTTTGAGGGTCCGCCGGATGGTGCGCCAGAGATCGACTTGTTTGATCGGGTCTGAGCCGGTGTGCCGGTGCGGGTCTGAGCCGCTTGAGGTGGTCGGAGGCGATAGGCGCGCTGGTATGCAGTCTCGAGATCAAACCCTAGCTGCACTTCCTGCTCTATCAAGTCCCCCAGTTCATCGAACCCTGGATGCGCGTCGGCGAACTGGTCGACGGCGGACCGGGTGTTCGTGAAGACCTTCTCATGGTGCATCTGTTGCACGTTTTGCGCAAGTGAGGCGACCATCTGGTGCAGCTGGCCAATCTGCTGGCTCTGCGCCTGCTGGCCATTCTGCGCCTGCACCATTTTGTGCTGATCGGGGGTCTGATTGAGAATGTGATAAGCGACGTCGCGCAGCCCAATCTTGTGGCCGTCGCGGGTCGTCAGGTTCAGATTGTTGACGATGACGTCGAGGCCGCCGACAAGATCTGACCGCAGCTTTTGCTCCATCCCGACATAATTGGTCAGCGCCCGCTGCAGCGTGGTGCCCTGCTGAGACGCCATCTGGTGGAAGTTGCGGATGGTGTTCATCTCGTCGTGGTCGCCGCGATACTTGCGATAGGCGCCCTCGAACTCCTGCTGCATGCGGTGAACTTCGCCGCGCACGCTCTCCGGCGCCGCCGCCCACTCCTGCTTGCCGCGCTCCGACATGCGCTGCGGCGGATCGCGGTATGGCGTGCCTTCCGGCAACTGGCGCGCTGGCTGGCCGGGCTGCTGCGCCTGCCCTGGCGCACGCTGCTCGCCGGGCTGCTGCTGCGCATCGGGCGGCCTAGCGAACCGGCCCTGCTCCCTATGCTGTTGTAAAACCTTGGGTTTTTCCTTCTCCATCGCCTCGGGCGGATTGTTGTCACCCATGCCGCGTTTGGCGGTCTTCGGCTTGTCGTCGGTGTTGGCCTTGTCGAAGGCCCGCTTGATGGCATCGCGCCGGTTGTCTGCCTTGCCGTGGCCACGATCGGCTTCGCCGGGTGGCTTCTCCGGCGCCTGCGATCCCAGCGGTGCGGGAGCGTTGGTCGGGTTCTGATTGATCACCACTTCGTTGGAAGCTGGTGCTGGTGCGGAAGGCGTGGATGCTGGTGCTGGTGTCGGTTGACTAATACCTACGTCTGACATGGGCTACCCCCTGGTGTGGGGCCGGTGACCGGCCTGATACATTTCGACGGCTTTCTTGATGGTCTGCCTACGCGCCGACTTCACCACCTTGTCTGCGGTGGCACGCACTTTCGGCTTAGGCTTCTCGGTGCCGACTTCAGTAAGGCCCAACGACTTACCGACAGCTCTGTATTGAGATTTTGACGTGTAGAAGCGCCCGTCGACCTGTTCGGTCTCGGGCATGATGTCTGATATAACGTGAGGACATGGCAGTGATGAGCGCGCCGGAGGTGTTAGCTCCCGCCTGACGCGCCACCGTCCTGGTTCAATCTCGATCAGTTCTAGTGCCACGCGCCTCTAATATCAGAGGTGCGGTGGCTAACACTACTGCGTAGGTCTTTTACTTGCGCTTCTTTGCAGACCGCTCGTCGTCATCGTCGTCGTGCTTGGTCTGACCGGGCCGCGCTCCAGGCTGCCCTGGCTTTGACCCAGGCTGTTGCCCAGGCTGCTGTCCAGGGTTCGGATTGGGCTGCCCAGGGTTCTGGCCAGGATGCTGACCCGGCTGGTTTGGCTGGTTCTGTGCCTGCGCCTGCGTCTGCGTCTGCGCAGTGTTCGAACCCGGCGGCTCGTTGATGCTCTGCAGATCCGGCGGGTGGTTCGGCGACAAGCCCTGCTTGTCGCTGTGGGCCTGATCCTGGTCTTGCTTCTGGTTCATTTGTGCTTCCTTGGCTTTCCGTTCCCATTACGCTTTGCCTTCGTGGGCTTTGCGGCCCGCGCCCGTGGCTTGGCCTTGACGCTCTTGCGTCGCGGCTTTGGCGCCACCTCTGAACCCGGCGGCTCGTTGATACTCGGCAGCGCCCCTTCGGGGAGCTGCATTTGCTGCGCAGGCTGCGCAGGCTGTACTTGCGGGTCACCCATGTTTTCACCTCTGTGCGCGTGATGCGCAGCGGTCAACGTCTGGATGATGATTTGGTTGTGTCGCCCTCTGGCGCATTGAAAGTAAATTCCACCTCGTTGGACATTACGTCAGCATTCCTGACCGCGACCGGCACAACGTCTGGCCCGTGCCACACGCTCATGTCGATGGCGGTCGACAGTCGCCCGTCGTCCTCTAGCGTCGTCGGCTCGTCGTAGTCGGCGAACACAATGATGCTGCCGGTAAAGAAGTTGGTGCCAGAGACATAGATGCGGAAGCCCGCACTGCCCAACACACATTTGCTAGGCTCCAGGCCTGCCACTGTCGGCTTGGGGATGTCGCCCGCTGGAAACTTTCCAGGCTCGTTGATGCTGCGCGGCGTAACCATGGAGGTTCGCCCGGGTCCAGTCGGTTCATTGATGCTCTTGATGCCCATTAGGTGAATGTCCAGTTGGAGACAGCTGTCGACACGCCGCCGGTCATGACGGTGACGACCTGTGTGCCTGCGGTCGCCTTCTTCGGCGCATTGGCGACGGTGAGCGACGTCGCCGAAACCCAGACCGTGCTTTGCGGGTTGCCATTGATGTAGACCTGGGAGGCCCGGGTAAAGCCGGTGCCGGTGACGGTGAGCGCCACGTTGCCGGGGCCAGACGCTGGCGAGGCTGGCGCAAGCCCGGTGATGGTCGCCGCCGCCGAACCGTTCAGCGACGAGGCGTGCGAGGCGTTCGGTGTCGCGGTGAAGTTGCCGAGATCCGACACAGTAACGGTCGGAGCGTAGGAGAGGCTGCCCGGCGCGGTGTACACCACCTCGGTGCCTGCGCCCTCGGAGGGGTTGCCGCCTGCGCTTGGCGCAGCGAACGCCGTCAGCGTGCCAGCCGTGCCGTCATCGATCGGCGTCAGGCCTGCGGTGGTCGGCGGTCGCATGCCGACTTGCCCGGTGAAGTTGGTTGGCGGTGTCGGGCCGTCCGGCGTCACTGTCAGTGGTGATTGAGCCATGGTCGTCTCCTACTGTTGATAATTGTCCTGGGCGGCCAGTGCGCCAAACCCTGGCGCTGCTGCAGCACTCCCCCACAGCTTTGGGTTCCTGTACATCCATTCGGAAATGCTGTCGGCAACACGCGGCGTCACAAGCTGCGTCCTGGGTAACCCTACCGGCATTCGCGACGAATAGTAATCGGGACGTTCGGCTACTTTTACCGGGTCGCCATACTTCATCAAATTGGCGTGCAGGTCCGGTCCAGCAACATGCCAGGGCACAGATCCGCCAAATGTCCTCGGCTCACCACGAGCAGCGACCGCTGTTGGATATGTCGAATGCAACGATTGCTCGACACGACCAAGCCCCGGCTCGAACGGCGAGATGGTGAGCCCAACAGATCCCGTTGGCGTGTTGCGCAGATGCGGATTGGTAATAGCGTAACGCAACTCACCGAGATCAGGGAAGCCAGCGTCTCGCGCCACCTCACTGTCCATTGCCTTCACCACTCTGCCGCGCTCAGTACCTGTTGCCGTGTTGCTGAGCCAATCGTGCAGCTTTGGCGAACGCCAGCCAGGAAAGCCTTCAACGCCCTCCATCGCCTTATTGATGAATGATGCGCCAGCGTTTGATATGCTGGACTGCCGGGCGAGATCGTAGGCCGGTAACGCCATCTGCTTCGAGCTGTCCACAGAATGCTTAGCCATGGCCTGATACATCAGCACCGGCTCACGGCCACGCGCCAGCACCTCGTTGCCCAGGTTAATCAGACCAGACGTCTGCGGCGAGGCGTTAGCCCACATACGCCGTGCATCTTCTGACATCCCGGCTATTGGTTTGTCGGCCTGCGAGAACGCATAGTCGGCGCCGCCCTCCATCGGCTGCGGACGTGTCAGCTTGGTGCCGCCGACGCTTTGCAGCACACCGCCTGCTGTACTGCGGTCACCAGCAGCAAAGATCAGCTCCTTGCCAATCAGCGACTGTGGATCGATCACCGGACGCTCGAACTTCGGCTCACCAGTGATCTGATATTCCATCTCGTTCACTGGCTTGCCGGTGCGCAAGCCGGAGAAGCCGTGAAATTTATCGGTCTTCAAAAATGGTGAGCCCTCGTTGTACTTCACGATGTTGGTGGCGACACTTGGCGTGTTCCCAGCCTGCCCTGGCTCAAACCCGGCGAGCGTATCGCGGCTTCGCCCCACCCTGCCGCCAGCCATACCCAGCGCGCCCTCCGGCGCTAAACCAAACCCAGCACCCGTGACATTGAACGCCGTACCAGCCGCGTAGTCCGCTGCTGCGCGACGCGGGTCATAGTCGGTACTCTGCTCTGTCGCGCCCTGCGTTGCCGGAAACTCATTGGCGGAGTAGTCGGCCATGGTCTGCATCAGACCACGCGCCTTATTGACCGGCTGCGTTACCAGCGCGTTCACCACCGGACCGACGATCTGCCCTGGCGCTTCAGTGCGCCCACCTGTCGGCTGCACCGACTGACGGGTGCGGGCCGCGAACGCCTCGAAGGCGTCCTGCGCCGCCTGCTGCTCGTCCAGCGGATAGCTGTCGGTAGCGGCCAAGCTGCCCATCTGGTCAGGCATCGACTACATTCCTCCCAAGATCATCTTGTCGAGGTCATCCTTGCTAAGGCCACTGAGATCATCAGACGGTGACAGGCCATAATGATCCTGCAAAGCCTGATTGGCGTCACGCTCCGCCTTGCGTTCGGCAATCTCGCCGCCTTCCCGCTGGGTCAGATAATCGGTGAACTTGTCGACCGGCGTCGCCTGCAACGGATGCGGCATTGGCGGCGAGCCCTGCAGGCGCTCGTCCAGCGATTGCGAGAAGCCGTACTTGTCGGGCTGGCGGAATGTCATATCGCCAGCGCCACGCTGCATCTGCATGGCCTGCTCCATCACGTCGGACCAGCTGCTCGGTGCCTGTTGGGCACCCTCAACAATGACTGGCTCCTGCGTCTGGAAGCTGTGCGGGCCGGTTGGCCGCCGGTCTTCGATGTTCGTCGAGATGGCGGGCATCCTGGCCAGCGCCTGCTGCTCCAGGCCGCCAGTGATCGGCAGCGCATACTGGTCGCGCCGCGCCAGATTGCCCATCACCCATCTGCCGGGCATCAGTGCCCTCCGCTGCCGTTGGGTCCAAACCCGTTCTGCAGCTTCAGCGCCGCCGCAGCCGACGCATGCTGCGCCTTCTCGGCGTTCTGTGCCCGCTGGTCTATCGCCTTCTGCATGTCGGCGCTGGCCTTGAAGCGGGCGATCTCCATCTCCTGCGCCTTGCCCGCCATGTCGGCTTGGTGCGCCTCGCGGCTCTCCATCGCCTTCTGGTTCTGCACCGCGATCTTGGCTTGGTCGGACTGGATCGTGCCCTGCTGCTTGCTCTGCGCGATCTGGATCTGAGTGCTCAGCTCCATCTGCTTGTGATCGTCGGCCTGCTTCATCTTGGCCGCCTCCAGCGCACCGTCCTGCTGGTTCTTCGTCATCGCCGCCTGCTGCTTCATGTTCTCGATCTGCAGCGCGGTCTTGGCGTTGATCTGGGCCGGGTTGTTGTCCTGCTGCGGCTGCTGACCCTTCTGCTCCATCTGCTGGACGAGGTCATCGATAGCGCCATCGAGCGTGCGACCGGCGCGGTATGGCGCGACTGCGAACTTCAGCAGCTCACCGCAGAACGATGCGGTCTGCGGCTCCGCCGTGATCATCATCGACAATTGCTGGAGCAGCGGACCTAGCACCGAGATGAACTCGCCACGGCGTTTCTTCTCCGCGTTCTCGTCCTGCTGGATCGTGCTGTCCGTTTCGATGTCCAGCACGAATGATTTGGTACGACTGCCCTTGATGAACTGAAGCACCTGTTCGATGGTCGGCTTTTGCGCCAGCTTCTGGATCGCGTGGTTGGCACCTTCCTGCACCTGTTGAAATTGCTGCATGGCCTGCTGGGCCGCCTGCGGGTTCTGCTGACCCATCTGCTGGATTTGCGGTGACTGCATCAGCATCTGCGCCTGCTGTTGCTGCTGCTGCATCTGCTGCTGGATCTTCTCGATCTGCTTTCGGATCAGATCCTGGGTCGGCAGCTGGGTCTGCGACATCGCGATGATGGTTTCAGGCTTGAACTTCTCGGTGATGATCTCGGCGGTGATCTCCACCATGTCGCGGGCGACGCGCACCATCTCACGCTGTTTGTCGCGCACGCGAACAGAGCCATAGTCGGTCTTCAGCTCCTGGGCGCCCAGCGTCTCGTTGGGATCGGTCTCGCCGCGCATGATGTCGGACAGGCCGGTGATGGCGTAGATGTCATCAATGACTTGCTTGCGCAGCGCCACCAGCGCCGTGATGGTCTGCGCGATCATGTCGATCGGCAGCCAGATGATGACTTCCTTGCTGCCGCCGAAGGCCGCCCAGTTGCTGATGGGGACGAGTACTCGTCCCGGCGTCTTGATCTTGATGGCGGCCTGGATAGCGTCGCTCAACTCGGCACCGCCAGCCGGGTAGAAGCCCTTGACCTCCAGCGCATCACTGAGCGCATGAATGCGGCCCGTCAGCGTGTTGATCTCATCGAGCTGGTCCTGGTACTGCAGCGCGTCCGGCACCGGCACCAGTGAGCCACGCTGCGTCGTGCCGTAGGCGGGCTTCGGGCAAGGGAAATAGTTTTGCAAGTCGAGGTGCGGATCGTCCTCGTCCAGGATGTCTTCGCAGCCCTTGGCGACCCAGATCACCCGCTCGCTGTTCTTGTCCCAGATCTCCCAGAACTTGGCGCGCTCGCGGTTGTCGGCGCCGCCAACGGAGCGGCTCTCCTTGTCGACGCTGTACTCGGCCTTCTGGTATTCGTCGCCGCTGCTGTCGTGGAAACGCTTGCGGGCCTGCGTCCTGGTCAGGTAGCTCGCGCCAGCCACCCACCACACCTCGGTCCAATTGCGTGAGATGCTGTGCAGGAAGTCGCGCCTATTCTTGAACTCCAGGCAGACCTTCTCGTGCGAGTGATAGGTGTCGGCGTCGTCGTCCTTCTCTTCGTACCGGCACCACGGCACGCCGCGACCGTTCAGCGCCAGATCGTCGCGCACCAGGATCATGATGTCATCGATGCGGGCCAGATCGAACGCCACGATACAGCACCGCTCGATTATCTCGGATGACTGCTGCGGCACCGGACGCCGGTCCTTGAACTTGGGGACGACGACCGGGATCGGCGGCTTGGCGTAGATGCTGGGCTTGATGACTTCCATGTTCGCCCAAAACATTTGAAACTGTTTGTCGCGGGCGAGGCCGGTCAGCCGGTCCAGGCTGGCATACAGCTTGTCGATCTTGTCGCAGTGATCGTTCCAATTCTTGTAGGCGTCTTCGCTCTCCTCCAGGATGTTCAGCCACGCCTTGGCTGATCCCTTGGGCTGCGCCGCTGGCGTGTACTCCAGATCGTCGTGGCGAAGATCCTCATCGTTCGGTTTGTCTTCAGCCATGGTGCGCCACCCAATAGTCCCGGTTTACATCGCCTTCCCGGCAGAACGAGAACCATCGCTGCAAGTCGTGATCGATCATCGCATACAAAGGTATAGGCCGCCCCAACCGACACCGCGCCTTCCAGCGTCGCAGCGATGTCCGCTTCCGCATCACTTCACCACGCGAACTGTGCGCTCCTCTTTTTCCTTCGCCTCTCGTCTGGCTTCGCTGAGACAATGCTCCACCATCTCCAACGCATGCATCAACTTTCGGGCGCTCTTCTTACAATTGTATGTGGATGAGCCATGATCACTGAATAGGATCGAGAACTTCAAATCGGCCACCTCCAGCTCAAGCTTGGCCAGATGCTCAACAACATCCATTAAATAACTTGCCGTCGTTACGTTAACTGTCTTGTCACTCACAGCTGCAACCCTCCACGACGTGGCTCCGGCGGTGGCGGGATTATCCAGCCCTCCTGCTTCGGCACCACAACTTCACGGATCTTCGCGCCCTTCCAAGCCAGCGCCAGATAGCGAAAGGAGGCCGCCGGATGTGCTGTCCAGTCGTGAACGTCACTGGCTCTGAAGGCCTTCTTCTCATCATCCCATTCTCTTCTGTATTGTTCCAGCGCCGCAATGCCTGTTTCCTCGGTGCGGGTGTGAAACACGCACAGCGGCAGCAGCCTGCGCGCCGCGTTGATGCCGTCCTGGAACGAGGCGAACGTCACCAGCATCGGGTTCAGGCGGAAGCCCTGCATGGTCTCGACGCGGGTCTTGCCGGAGCCCCACTCCTTCACCTTGGCATCGTGCGGCACATAGTCGGTGCCGTGCTTCCAGCCGTACTTGGCGCAACGCTGCTCGATCACCTCGGCGAAATGCTCGACACCGACGCCACTCGCCGCGTAGTGATCGAGCAGCACGACCTGGGCGCCCTGGGTCTGGAAGAACCAGATCGAGGTGTCGTCGGTGACGCCAATGTCCCAGGCGCAATCGACTGGCTCTGCCGGGTCAGCCTCGACCTCCAGCACGCGGCCCTCGTTGCGCACTTGCGCCATCTCCAGCGCGAAGTACGCGCCCAGGATCGCAGCGTTCCAGTCGCAGAAGTACTCCTGGCGATATTGCGCGGTGCCGACGTCGACACCGTACAGCGCCTGATACTCCCTTAAGGTTTCGGCAAGAGCTTCTGCGCTGACTGCGCCGGTATCTTCGGCGGTGAGCAACTCGGCGAACCACTCGCGTGACTGAGTGGCATGGTGAAACATTTCGAGCGCATGATTGCGTCCCCGGGGAGTAGAGATGAACGTCGCCCAGCCGTTGTTCTCTTCGACCATGGGCCGGTGGTAGGCCCACGCTGACGGGTTCGCCAGCGCCCATTCGCTGTAGACAATTCCGGCAGTGCCTGCGCCGGTTGTGGCGTCGTATCGATCACTGCCAATGACTTGCCATGTGGATTTGTTTTTGAAACGGATGAACATGGAGTGATCGTTAACGCTGTCTCGAAACTCTTCGGGGAATGCCTCATCGATGCGTCGTCGTCCGGTGTGTGCATTGACTGCTGTCCATATTGCTTTACGGCCCTGCTCAAATTCGGGGAGGCAATGCCAGTAATTACCAACTCGTTCCGTCGCCGCGATCATGGTGTTGTGCAGACAGACGTCGTCCTTACCGGCACGACGATGCCACACCGCCATCGCTCGCTTGCCGCCACCGCGCAGATAGCGCCACAGGTTCATCTGGTGATGCCGTGGCGTCCAGCCGTTGTGCGGCAGCATGATGTCGATCATGGCGAGCCCGCGAACGGCGCAATCAAGAAAACATAAAACACCGCGCCCACGACCGCCGCGCTAACAACGACGCCAGCAACGCCGCCTATCAACACCGCACTGTTCACTTCTTGCCGCCCTCCAAAATATTTCTGATTGTAATTCTTATGTCGCCGCCGTCCTCGCCGCTGACCGGCTGCACCGGCTTGCCCCAGCCGCGTTGCAGCAGCAAATCGCTGGCGCGCAAGCGCAGCTCTTCGTTCGCGCCGCTGTCCATGATGCCAGCGATAGTCTGTATAGCGCGCACCGTGTGATTGCGCGCCAACGAACGCGGATCGGCAATTCGTTCTTTCTTTTTCGTCAATGTCTTAAGGGGTCACCCCCTCCTTGTTCCAGCCTGTCGACGCGATCGGTCAATCGCGACACCATGATGCTCAATTCCGAGATCTGCTCGTCGCGTTTGTTGAACTCGGCCAACAACATAGCCTCCAGTGCATCCTCGGCGGCCCGCAGCGCAATGTAGACGTCGTTGCGCAACTCGATCAACGCGCTCTCGATCAGCGGCCTTATTTTTCCCTCGCTCACGCTATCCCCCACAGCAAAAAGCGCGCATTGCCCTGGCGGACAATACGCGCCCTTGCCTGCGGCGACAATTACTGCTGCGGCGGTCGCTCGCCGTGTTCGATCATCGAATTGAGCAGCAAGGCCTCGGCTGGCCTGACCTTGGTATCCCCGGCGATCATGCGGCGCAGCGTGCGCTCGCTGCGGCCCAGGAATTGACCCAGATAGGACTGCGTCACCTCCCACTCGATGGCGATCATCTTGAGCTGCGAGCCCCTCATGGTGCGCTTCTTCAGCCAGTCTGAACTACCGTTTTTCAAGACCATCGCTGCCCCTCCATATGCGCGGTGATGAGGCTACCGATAACGAACAGCACGAACGCCACCAGTAGAATACCTCCTGCTATTTCAAGCACTAAAACCTCCTTATCATAAGTTGCGATGGCCTTACTTAGGCCAACACGGCACCCATGTCAATCTGGCCGAGACAGCTGTTGACGAGGGATGCCAAGCTGACCTAATGCTATGCCATCAACAATGGAGTGCTGACATGGTCAGGATCACCAACATTCTGCTGCTCGACCCCAGCGTAACCGAAGGCCAGATCGGGATGATCCCGTTCTGGATCGATCCCGGCGACAAGCGCCCGGCGAAGGAGCAGCTCAACGAACACTACGCCCACGGCGGCGGCTGGGATCCGCAGCCCGGCTTCACACTGAACCAGAAAAACGGGGCACTGAAATACCCCGGCGATCCGCCACTGCTGCCGCTGGCGGCGCTGCGGCTGCGCGACGAGCTGATCGCGATCTACCCCTACGGCTACGTCTGCATCGTCCAGCCCGACGGCAAGTTCGAAGCCTGCCGTATGGATTGACTTATAAGTCAATTAGGCCAGCTTGACATGGGTGCCAAGCTGGCCTAATCCTTGTCTATCGCAACCACAGAGGTGACCAATGACCACCAAGACCACTCCCCTCGACAGCGGCTCCACTGATTTCGGCTTCACTGACCAGAAAGGCCGCGCCTGCGGCTACTCCTGGGTCATCACCCAGGTCGTCTATGACCGTCCCACGACCTGGGGCAGCTTCGGCAAGCTCTTCGATATCGCCGCCAACGCCCCTGTCGTTCAGCTGGTCAGCAGCCCCACCCGCGACGGCAAGGGCTACGGCCCAGCCTTCAACCGCGTCATGTGCCGCACCCTGGAGGAAGCCCGCCAGCTTGCGGTCAAGCGCGCCGACGCCTCGCGCAAGCGCGACGTCAAGAAATTCTGCAAATAGCCTATAGGCCAGCTTGACACCCATGTCAGGCTGGCCTAAACCACCTCTACTGAACCCGTCCAACCAAGGTGACCAACATGACCAAGACCAACCTGACTGCCACCATCGATGCCTACGGCGAACTGAAGGCGCAGATGGCCGAACTGGCGATCCGCGAGAAGGCGCTGAAGGAGGCGCTGGCTGACCTCGCCCCCGGCGCCTACGAGGGCGACTGGTACCGGCTGTCGATCTCGCAGGCGGACCGCGAGACGCTCGACATGGCGGCGGTGCGCGAGAAGCTTTCGCCGCAGTTCATCGCCGCGCACACCAACGTCACCCCGGTGCGCACGCTCAAGGTCGCCGCCCGTTCGGGCAAGCGGCTGGCGGCAGCGTGAGCTGGCCAGCCGCAATCGTCCTCGGGATCCTCTTCATCCTGCTGCTGGATATGCTGGATTATCGCTAATTTTGGGTGCGGTAGGCTGCCAGCCTACCGCACCTCACCCTTCAGATCAAATCAGGAACACCCCCATGACCGCCATGACCCAGACCACGCCCACCGCCGTCGTCATCCGGCTTGCCAAGATGAACGGCACCCTGCTGCGCCAGGAGATCCCCTACGACGACGCCACCACCCAGGCCATCGCCAGCGCCGTCATCGAGATGATCAGCTTTGGCATGTCGATGGATGTCGGCGACATGATCACGGTCACCGCCAGCCCCTAACGGGGGTTGCATTTAGGGGGTTGGGGTTAGGCCTCTAAACGCAACCCCCAAACCCAACCCCTCAAAAGGGCAGCGGCTCAACATCTCTCTCGTCGTCAAACGAGGCCCCTGCGGATATCCACCGCAGCGGGTCTTCGACGTTCATGCGAACCCCGGTGACGGTAGCGCCAGGAATGGTCAGCTTGGCTGCCGTAATCTGCCTGTAGTGCCCCAGCAGCTTGCCAATCTCGGCCATGGTGTAGATGGCGACCGCCCGCCCGTCATAACGCACCAGCGCCGCTCTCTCGCTGTCTGGCACCACAACGGCAACGGTGCCGTCCTCCAGCGCCACCTCCCACCGTTCCGGCGGCAACGGCTCCGCCCCAGCCTCCATCGCCATGCGGTCGCAGACCCGCCACGCCGTCGCCATGCGAGGCGCCTCCCGGACCACGTCATCCAGGGTGCCCAGCTGGATCGCCTTGTTGAACAGCAGCCGCTGCCGGTCGAATTTCTCCCTAGTGGGCTGGTCGACCAGCAGCCGGAGCCGATCGGCACCCCACCTGCGCTCCGCCTCGATAGCCGCCGCATCGGCGCCATCGATATGGCTGCGCCCGGTCAGGTAGGTGCCGTAGCTGTGGTCCCACCTAGCGGGCGTTGTGCTGCTCGCGATTTTTGGTTCGCTGCGTTTCGTCGCCATCAGGCATCCTCCCTGACGTACGCCACCAGCAGCTTTTCAAACGACATGGTGTTGGGCTCCAGGCACTGGCCCAGCAGCGCCATGGTTAGCGCCCGGCACATGGGGATGCTCTGGCTGCCCAGCTGACGGAAGCAGTCCACCTTGCTGAACTCGCGTAGTGTCGCCGCCAAATCGTAACCCTGCATCGCCAGATCTATCGCTGTCTCCAGCATCAGCAGGGCGCGCTGCTGCTCCGACATTTTTCGCCACTGCGAATATGACGCCCCGATAGGATCACCCCACCAGCCGCCATCCTTGGCGTGAGAAAACGGTTCGTGCCATTCCCGCAAATGCTCGACATCCTGAACCATGACCTTTCTGCTCTCGTCGTTGACCCAGACCACGCAAAATCTCGACTTGATTTTGGTCACCAAACCCTCCTGTTTTTTCACGCTTCTGCCCCTCAACTCGCGGGGGCGGCGAAAGTACGCCGCTCCCCCCGTAGGGGGTCACTTTCGCCAAACCTACTTTCGCCAGTGATATCAAAGACTTCCAGCATGACAGCTCGCCACTTTCGCCACTTTAGTTTCGCCTTTAACTTCAAAGACTTACTGATGTACCCCCTTTTACTTTCGCCGCACTTTCGCCGCTTATATTCCTAGATATCGGTCAATTTCCGATAACCCTTGAGACGTGTTTTGCTGTCCAAAATCTCCTCCACGATGACATTGTTTGCGACCCAAAAATCGAGCAAGTCCTGCACCGATTTTCTCTTCAACTGCCACCGCGACATGATGAGACGGACAGCTGGCCGCGCCGAATTAAGCGCCGCTCCCCACGGCTGTTTTTTGAACCACTGCTCCGACAGCGCAGCCAGGATCTCGTGCCTGACATGCAGCGGCGGCCAGCCCCGGGCATTGTCCTCGGCGTCCGGCGCATTGGGGTCGTCGTCCGTTCCGTCCACCACTATGGAGCTGCGACCCAGCGGCAATTCGATCTTCCTCACAGCGAAGGCCCGCTCCCAGCCGTCCTCGCCATCCTTGACCTTTTCAACGTAGAACGAGCCGGTCATAGCTCCAGGCTCGCGTCTGGCTTCGATGATGAAGTCGCCAGCGGCTGGAATGACAGTGGAGCCGCGAAAGCCGCCCTGCCTGTTGGTGTGATGCACGCCCACCACAACACACCCGTAACGCTCACGCACCGCCGCGCAGGCCGCCACGAAAATGGTCATGTCCTTCTGCTGGTTTTCCTCCGCGCCGGGCAGCACCTTGGAAAGGGTGTCAACAAAGATCGCGGCAATGGGCTGCCCCGCCTCGGCAACGATGTCCTCCAACGTCGCCAGCAGGGTGCCGACATCCTCTGGGCGCATGAAGTTGATGCTTTGCTTGATCAGGAAGAATGGGGTTTCGGCAGTTGCCACCCCACGATTGGCCCGCCACGCCGCAATGCGATATTTGAAGAATGCGTGCCCCTCGGCACAAATGTAGATCACCGCCCCCGGCTTGTTGATGTCATAACCCCACCATTTCGGTTGCCTAGTTGTTATCGACAGCGCGATGTCGAGGCACATGAATGACTTCAGTGAGCTGGGCGGGCCATAAATGAAGCCCAGCGACTGCTCCACCACCAGCTTGTCGATCAGCCAGACCGGGTCGGGGGCGTTCTCGATCGCCGCCATATTGAGATATTCAAACCGCCTGCCAGGATCAGTCTTGGCCTGCCCAGGCCCGAAATCATCGACCGGGTCGTAGTACCGCCCTTTGCCTCCCCTGGCCTCATAAGCGGCCTGCTTCTGGGCGTGGATGGTCCTTGCCTCGTCCATGGTCCGCATGCCGGGGATCTTGCCTTCGGCGAACCGCTTGAGGGCATAGACGCACTTGTCCATGAACGCCTCCGCCGTCCATGGCTGGCCATTGGCGCGGGGCCTGCTGATGTCGTTTGGTGGCCGGGAAAACTGCGGCCACGCCAGATTGTGCAGCGCCTGCGCGGTGGGAGCCGCCCCAGCCTCGCCGACAAGCTGGGCCAGACACGCCGAGATGGTCTTGAGCATGTAGCCTTCGCGGCCATCGATGACGCCGCCCTCCAGGCCAAGGGCAGTAACGCCGCGCACCACGCCACCGGTCTCCACCACCCTGGCCGGTGCGGCCTGCTCTGGCGGGGGCTGCGCGCCGGGCTGCGGCGGCGGAAACAGCCGCGCCAGCCGCTCCCAGCTGTAGCTGCGCGCCAGCGGCTCCCTGGGCGTGATCAGGGACGTCATCTCGGTCACCCGGCCCGGCTTGATCGGCCACGCCACGCTGCCCCCAAGCCGCATGACGCGAGAGGCGTTGGTCACGGTGGGGTCGCCACTGAGCCCCACGGCCAGCCCCTTCAGCAGCGCCTCCGCCAGCCTGGGGTCGACAACGGGCTCGTCCAGCCGCCACCACAGCTGCGCCCTCGGATGCGGTGTCTGGCCAGTCACCACCACCTTGGTGGGCTTGTCCGTTCTGTATTTGTCCTTGGCCGTAGTGGCCGCGCCGGGCTCGTCCAGGTCAGCGTAGGCACAGGTCAGGGCCAGGAAGTCGGCGTCGCTGGCACGGCCAAACACGGCGGTGTCCGGCTTGCGCAGTGCGGCGCCCAGGTAGACGTTGCAGCCGGGCTGGCTGTTGAGGGTGACGGCGTGAGCGACCAGCTCGTCCAGCTGATCGGTGCCGTACAGCCTCGCGTGCCGCAGCGCCCGGGTGGTGGTGTCGGTCCAGGCCAGCTCGATCAGGCCATCGTGGCAGCCGCCCAGGTAGCCGCCAAACAGATGCTCCGCATGGGCCAGCATCTCAGCCGGTCGCGGCTCGAACAGGTTGTGGATATTGGTGTCGTCGTCCGGTATGGTCATGGGGCGTAGTCCTGTTGGAACGGGAATGCGTTCTCAGGCCCGGGGGTCGCGCTGGTCACCGCCCCCGGGCCTAATCACTCCCGCACTATCAGCCGAAGTCGTCGGAGTTTACAGCCGCTTGCTGTTGCGGTGCCGCCGCCCGCTGGCCACCAGTGCTGGGGGCTGCGCCGCTGGTGGTCTGCGCCGCCGGGGCATGCCCATTACCGGAAGGCCGCGCCATGGTGCTTGGCGCCGACTTCAGCTGCGGCTCCAGATCGCCACGCGGTGCCCAGCCGACGATCTTCAGGGTCGGGTGGTAGTTGGTCGAGGACCGCTCACCGGACCCGGTCTTGACCGGCGTGGTCTTGACCAACATCAGCACCGGCAGCTTGCCGGGATTGGCGGCGCGCTGCTCCTTGTACTCGACGTACATGGGCTCGACGCCGGACAGGAACGCCTTGGAGGTGCCCATGATCTCGCGGATCGGCTTGTCGCCGCCGCAGTCCTTGGCCAGCTTCAGGATGAACCGCAGGCCATTCTTGTGCTTCTCGGAAGGCCGCGCCGGGAGCGCCCCGCCAGCCTCCATTGCCTTCATGGTGGTCAGTGCCGACGATGGCGCGGAGCCGGGCGGGAAGTCGATCCAGCCCACCTCAAGGTTGTCGAAGTCGCACAGCGCCTTGAAGTTTCCCGTGATATCCACAGGATTGCTTTCGAACCCGTTGCCGGTATCGATCCGGTCGACCCGGAAGAACCGCCCGGCGCGGGCGTCGTACTTCACGATCGGCAGCCAGTCGCCGCCCTGTGAAACCTCGGTAGAAAAACCAAACACAGACATTTTCACTTCTCCAGATGCCGCTATCAGGCCAGCGGCGGAGCCACACCGGATGATCCCGGTATCAGATGTGACGCCAAATTTTTCGGCGTCTAATTAAACTGACCAAAGATTGGCTGATGCCCATAAGGCGCGCCAGCTTTTTGCCTTCCATTGGGGAACGTCGAATAGCAAGAACATCTGCATCCGTAATTCTTGCAGCTGGGTTTTTCATCCCACTAAGCTGTCTGCCTCTCGCCACCATGCCTTGCATATTGGTTTTTCTATCGCCGACACTCAGATGGTCAGGATTAATGCAACATGGCGTGTCACAGGAGTGCATTACGTCAAGCCCTGGCGGGATTGCACCCTTGAACACCTCGTAAGAAACTCGATGAACAAGCCTTGTTCTGCCTACGATGCTGCTGCCAATTTGGCCATAGCCGTAGGCGTTTAAGTACCCCATAAAAATCCAGCATCCGCATTCCGTAACAGGGATACAGCGTGACATCAGATAGACTGGCATGTCGCGTGCTTGGACCTCCATCAACGAAATTCGTCCTCCAGCGAGGGCGGCTCGTACTTGGTGTACGGCCCGTCGTAATCTTCCATGTCGTGCGGCGACGGCGAGGCCCGCGTCGCAAAGAACTCGCCCAGTTCAGGGTGCTTGTCCATGAACCACCGCGCCATGCGCGGTGTCCAGTTGTTGTTGCACTTGAAGCTTTTGTCGCCCTGGTCGACGTGAAAATGCCAGCGGATACGGTGCAGGACCGCCCTGGCGGAATACCGGGTAAACTCGCGGGCTGCCAGCTCCAGTGAAAGCTTTTCAAACAGATAGACAACGTCGCCGGGAATGCCGGACAGATCCTTGTCCATGGTCACACTCCCCAAATCTCAAAGGCGGCTTGTCGCGCCGCCGGTTCGGCCCAGTAGAAGCTGTCCAGATCTGGCACCGTGATACTAACAAAAAAATTTGGATCGGACGATAGGTCAAGGAAGTTTTCGGCGGTCTGCGCGATGCGCAGCAGTGCGCGGCGGTGTTCGCGGATGTTCTCCAGTCCGTACACCTCCAGCTTTCGCGGTGTCACATAAATCAGCCGGGCGTCGATATTGTCGGACAGTGCATACAGCGCCACCTGACGGGCGTGGCCAGTCTTGATCTGGCTTGGCATCTTATCGGTGGTTTTGAGATCGCCTAGGATGCCGTGCGAACTCCATTCGTAGTCATAGTAGCCGACAATGGGCAGTTTCAGCCCCTCAGGCTTCCACTCGACAAAGCCCTGGGTATTGCTGGGTGAGCCGTACTTACGCAGCTCGCTCAGTGCGCTCTCGACCATGGGGCCAATCGTGTCGCGATACTTCTCGCGGCGCGGGTCCGACGACATGACAGACAGCGTGTCGTACTTGGCGGCGGCGATGTCGATGCAGTCCTTGAGCGGCTTGGCGAGATCGGTGAGCCCTGCGGTAACGCCGTCCTCGACGCCAACGCCACGGTGGGCTGGGATGCCGACAGGCTGCTTGCGGCCCAGCACCCTTTCGAGAACAAACATAGCCGGTTCTGCTGCGAACAGATTGAGCGCCGACGGCGAGTGCCGCACATAGCTGTCGATCATTGTAGATCTGCCTTCTCGTTGCTCTTCATGGCGGAGCGGATTATTCGGGAAATGCGGTTGACGTGTTCGTCCCGCTCTTCCGGTGACATGTTCTCGGTCATGACGTGAAGGCAGCCGCCAAGGATAAAAGCCAGAGCCGCCAGGGCATCGCGTGGATTGTGATCGGTGATGACACCGAGAACTTGGTGCATCACCTTGTTGATGCGGGCTTTGCTTTCGCGGATCTGGTCTTCCTGGATCTTGTTCACAGCTTTTTCTCCGACAGGTCGGCGGCGTAGATCGCCAGCAGCGCCGCCTCGGCGCGGCCAGCATCCTTCTTGCGGGCGAAGTCGGCGGCGTGATTGGGAAAGCGTTGAATGGCCATGATGCGGCATTGCTCCTTGCCGATAGGACCGCCCTGCACCTTCATCGCCCTTTTCCAGGACGACGCTGGTACTAGCAGTAGCGGCATTCCGATTAGCGCCACCACCGTCTTGGCCACGGCAAACGTCGCCGAAAACCGCCACGCCTGCATCACGCCATCGCGTGGCATGGGACCGACACGCTCGATGATGGCGTGATTGGCCCCACTGCTCCTGATCAGGGCGCGGAGTGCATTGGGGTCGACCTCGCTGCCCATCACCGGCATGTCGTGAACCGCCACGCCAGCCGGGTAGGATGGCGCGTAGAACGCCACCGCCCCGGTCAGGCCAGGATCGATGGCGACGATGACGAGGTTTTCCATCAGCGAGGGCCGTTGTAGGACGCCCGGCAGTGCCTGGGGCAGTACGGCGTGCCCTCCTCGACCTGATGGGCGCAGAACAGATACGGAGCCCGCTCGCCCAGCGGCCAGCGGCAATGCCGCCGCTCCAGATCCTCCAGCAATACTGGCTGCACCTCCTTTGGCTTGGGTTTTGGCTTGGCCTTCTCGACAAGCCGACGCATCCGGCCAATGGCGGAGCCCTTGCTGATTTCTTTCCTGAACTCGCGGGTCATGGTCTCGCCAATCTCGCGATAGTTCAGCCGCCCCTCACCCACCAGTGACCGCAGCCGGGCATCCATGCCCAAGGTCCATTCGGTCATCGTTTTTTCCTCTTGATGGTTTTGCGGCGCATCGGCCACAGCTTGCTGGGGGCGCTGAAGCCGTTATCCTCCAGCAATCTAAAGAAGAGAACGTAGGTGTAGGACGGGAAGCGATTGCGGACCCGCCAATTGCTGACGACTTGCGGCGAGACGCCAAAGACAAGCCACATGCGGTCACTGCCACCTAATGCAGCGATAACTTCTCTTGTGGTGCGAAGTGTTTTCATCCTTGCAAGCTATTCCCGGGTCGGTTTATTGTCAAAATAATGTGGAATGACCGCACATGACCCTACCCATGACAAGGATACCCGGCGTCGCCGACAAGAGCAGCGTGCTGCCGGGAATGGCGTGGTACAGCGGCACCGGGCCGCAAGGCACCACATGCGGTACCTGTGTTCACCGCCGCACACATATCCCCACCAGATGCATGAAGTTCCAGATGCTGACCGGCAAGTTTGGACCCATGGTCCGGGCGTTCTGGTACTCGTGCCGATATTATGAGGAGAGACCGAAGGATGGCGAACCCAAACAGACTGCCAGCAATCCCATCAAGCATAGGTAACGGGCCGCTGCCGGAGCATCACCTCAAGGCCGTCGAAGCCGGGCTGGCCGCCGCAGAGCATCTGAAGGCGGAGCGCGATACGCTGTCCGAGAAGCTGCACGAGGCCAACCTGAAGATCGACGCCATGACGATCCAGCTCGACAGCGTCAAGAGCGTCGTCAACATGATGGAAAGCACGTTTCTGTCGTCCAAGGCGGCGATGGAAGACACCATGCGGGTGTACCGCGAGGAGCGTGATCAGGCGGTGACGCGCTGCGCAGAGCTGAACAGCGTGCTGACCAGCATCACGGCGGTGCTGCACACTGTCAATCAAGCGCCTCCGCTGTCGCCGGTAGACGAGGAGCAGAGCGATCATGTCTGAGTTCAAGCAGTACCAGCGCAAGAATATTGCCGAGATCCGGCCCTATGTGCCGGGCGAGGATATGACCGGCATCAGCATTGCCGCCGTCGACAGCATGAATGGTTCGCCTAAGGCAGGCGACATGATTGCTCGCAATCCTGCTGATCACAAAGATCAGTGGCTGCTGGCAATGGATTACTTCGCGGAAAATTTTGAGCCGCTGTGACGTTGAACCTCGCTGGCCGGACGGTGCATGTTGTCGATGCCGCCGTCTGGGATAGCGACGGCAACGAAGTGGGGCGAAGATCTTATGCCTATCAAAACCCTATGACCGACAAGTCACGGATGCATCATGAGATCTGCGAATGGCACCTAGACCAGTATCCGTGGGAGTGTACCTGTGGGCTGACGGCGCCAAAGGCTCCGTGGTTTGACAAGGCAGTATCTGAATTTGAGGGGCGGAGTGCCTGCATGACCGACATCGTTGAGCGGCTGCGCGACCGGGAATGCAAATTCTGTGATGAGGCCGCCGACGAGATCGAGCGGCTGCAAAGGGGCATTCGAGACTATTTGAACGGCGACTACGAGCCGAAGGTATCAAATGTCGATAAATGTCCGCACGGCTTCTATGGCTATGAGGTCTGCGAGCACTGCACCGATGACCATTTTCGCAAACTACTTGGCGTTAAGACATGACCGACATCGTTGAGCGGCTGCGCGAATACGCCTTGCTTGGATACTTGCCGGTTGAAGTAGCGGAGGGTCTGCCAGAAGCCGCCAACGAAATTGAGCGGTTGCAAGCAGAATTAAAGACCACAAGGAACACCGCCCTGATCAACTTAAAGGTTGCGAAGGACCGCGCCGACGAGATCGAGCGGTTGCGCAGAAGCGTCGAAATATATCTCGCCGAAATCACGCGCTTGAAAGCTGAAACCTGAATGCAGTGGGTGCCATGGACCGGCCCCGTTCACGGTCAACACATTCAACTGGGCATTCCGTAAGCCACCGGGGTGGGCTGCATAGATGGAGCTAACATGACCGACATCGTTGAGCGGCTGCGCGGCACACTGCTGGACAAGGACAACTTCCCGCGCATGGACAGCGAGAAATGGCTGCCGGTCGGGCTGGCAAAAGAGGCCGCCGACGAGATCGAGCGGCTGCGCGCCAGTAACAAGGCTTGGGAGCTTATCGCCAAAGCCCCGGCAGACTGGAAGGAACTGCCGGAGCGTAAGCCATGACCGACAAGCGCGCCGACGACTGTCTGCTGCTGGGCATCATAGGCCTGCTGGCGTTCGCCTTCCTGATGCTGCTGGTGAACGCCGCAGCCGCCGGTCAGGCCTGCCTAACCTACGGCGAGGCCAGGGCAAAATGGCCCAGAGAGTATCTGCGCTGGTCCGGCGATCACTGCTGGTACGTCAGGTCGTACCGGCCCGAAAGGCCGGTACGGCGGATTGCCCACGTCCGGCGAAATGTCTCGCCACTGGTGCAACCAGAGCCGGTTCAAATAATTGAGGATGCGCCCACGTTCGTGCCGTGGGATGATCGTGTTGGAATACCCACCGTAAAACCATAAGGAGGCTACCCATGCGACGCTTACTTGTAGCGGCGGCGATGCTTTGCGCCTGCGCTACAGCGACCCGTGCCGACATCATTCTTGACACCACCGGAATTGGCGGTACCGGCGTCAACGTCACCTTCGAGAGTGTTGCCAGCTCCAACCTGATCCTTGGCCGCCTCAACGGTCAGAACAACGAAGTCGTTCGCTTCCGCGATCTGTCCGGCAACGGTGCCTTCACGGGTGCCGCCAACGGCAACGACATCAAGATCTTCAACACCAGCGATCTTGATATTTCGGTGTTCAACAGCCTCAACCTTACTCAGCTTGGCGTCACCAGGGATGTCTTCTCCATCGTCGGCACTGGTACCGTTCTCTTTCATGTCACCGCGTTGGAAAGCAACGGCACTTTCCAGAACTTTAACTTCAGCAGCGTTTTGACGAACGGCCAGAACGGCTTCGACTTCAAGGCCATCAACGGTGAGAAGATCTGGGACATGGATCTTGTCGTAGCCGGTGGCAGCATTACTGACTTCGAACACTTTCGTATCGATGTAGCTCCTGCCGCTGCGGTTCCCGGTCCAATTGCCGGTGCCGGGTTGCCGGGTCTTATTGCGGCGTGCGGTGCGCTGTTCGGTCTGCATCGTCGTCGGCGTAATCGTCTAGCCTGATTGCTCCCAGTAGTCTCGCGTATAGGCCACCCTGGCATCACGCCACGGTGGCCTAATTTATGACTGATTTGACACGGGTGCCAGACTGGCCTATGATGGATTTGTCCATCACAGGAGGTGACCATGTCTGACAAGCCTAGCCTACGCGACCGCCGCCGCACCGAAGCGCGTGATGCGCTTTATCGTGCGATGGAGCGCCGCGACCAGCTGATCGACAAGCTGGTCCGCAACGCCACTCACATCAAGACACTGAAGCAGACGCTCAAGCGCCTCAACATCGTTGACGACATCAAGGTATCAACGGTGCGCGCCTCGGTGGCCGAAGGCCGGATACTGGAGCCGCTGGAGATCGATACCGGCATCGCCCACGATGACGACATGCCAGACCTGACAGGTGTGGCATGAAGGTCGTCATCACCGACGGCGGTCGCGCCGCCGCAGGCTACAAGGGCGGCGCAGGCGATTGCGTCGCTCGCTCCATCGCCATCGTCGCCGGGCTGCCGTACAGCGTCGTCTACGACCGGCTTGCCATTGGCACTGGCACCCAGCGCAAGTCCAAGCGCAGCACGCCACGCGGCTTCACTGCCGCCAAGGGCATCAACGTGCGGCGAAAATGGTTCAAGGACTACATGACAGAGCTTGGCTTTGTCTGGACGCCAACCATGGGTATCGGCACCGGCTGCAAGGTGCATCTGGCTGATGGCGAGCTGCCCATGGGGCGCCTCGTCGTGGCGGTGAGCAAGCACTACACCGCCGTGATCGACGGCGTGATCCATGACACGCATAACCCGCAGCGTGAGGGTAAGCGGTGTGTCTACGGGTATTTTTCAAAGCCCTAGCAAACAAACACCGCCTTGGCCGGGGAGGCGGGGGCGGTGTTTGCTTTAGTCTGCCCGAAGGGAAGAATGGAGAAACATCATCCATTACGATGATGCGTCCAGCCTAGCGCAGCCGGTCAGGCCCGGCAACATGCTTATTCGCCTCCAGAGCCTCCGCTGGTTTAACAGCCGGTTCTGTGGCGTCGATGTAGACCGGGTTCTCGATGGTGAACATTTCCAGACCATCGCGCAGATAGACGTGCGAGATGCCGTCGGCGCGGACGGTGATGTAGACGATCTGTGCCGGGTTGACCCACACGACCCGCGTGACAAGCCCCTCGCTGTCGCATTGCGTAAGCTGAAGCAGCCGGATGGCGGCAGCTCGCTCGATCGGAACGGTCCTGATGTCGTCAGTCGATGCAGGCATCTGTCCTCGTCGTGGTGGTGCGGGTGCGGCCCAGCACGGTGATGTCGGTGACCCGGCGTTCGGTGTTTACCGTGCCGCCACGACATTTGACGACAGGCACCTCGACGTCCTCGACCCAACGGCCCGCCCGGCAGCCCGTCATCAGCAGGCCAGTCAGCAGTACCATGGCGAGGCGTTTCATCTTGTTGGCTGACAATTAGCGACGAGGTCCGAGATCAGCTTATCGCGCCGCAGACCGTGTTCGTTGACCGAATACAATAGCCCGGATGTCATGATCAGGAACAGCACGTTGACCAGGACCAGAGCCAGCGCCAGCGGCCTGTCCTTTAGGCCGTCGGTGACAGAGCTGATGATCTTGCCGGTGGTCTGGATCATGTGTACGGCGCTGTCGGTGGCGTGAAATTGGCGGTCCACATTGCCTTGCCTTTGACAATACGGAACTCGTCCATGCATTGGTACCCACCGTTATATCCCCCGGTATTCCAGTAGCCCCATATTATGGCGCCGCTGTTGCTTGGGAATGGCTGCGACGAGGCCTGGGTGGATTGCAGTATACCATCCTTGAAGCCGTAGAACGTGGTGCCTTTGCGAACGAGGGCGCGGTGCGACCACACGTTGGGAGTAAATGGTCCGAGATTTAAGCTGCCAACAACATTCCAGCTTGCTTGGTCATTTGAGCCATAGGCATACAAAGTCCCGGCGCTTGCGTAACCTATCAAGAATGGCTGGTAGACAAGCTGGCCACTATCTCTCACCAATGTCGGGCGACTATCGACTCCGTCTAGACGATAGTCCCACCAATCAATCGTCAGGTCGCCATAGCCAAAGTTAAAGTCTTCGCTGTTCCCGAAATAAAAGTATGAGCTGTTGTAATCAACGTACAGCGATTGACCGAATTTGGCGGTGCCACTTATTTGCGATACGCCAGCGACACCGGCATTGCCCTTTGCATATACGGAGCTGTCTGGAAATGTTTGCGCCCCCGGTGTGCCGTCGCCGTGCAGCAGCAGCACAGTGTGGTATTGGGAATAATCCGGGATGGGACCATACGGTGTTGTTGGAGGAGAGAAATTAGATACCCATCTGGCAACGCCTTTGCTGAAACGGATTTGATCCATGTAGCCCTGGTAGTGGGTCGTCCACGGGCCAAAGTACAATCCGCCATTGCCCGTATAAAGCGGTAGCGCGGATGTCCACGTCGCTACTTGCGTGCCGTTCTTGAAGACGAGAAATGTATTGCCGTTGCGAACGACTGCAAAATGGTTCCACACATTGTACTGAAGCGCGCCGCAATTAACGCCGCTGGCAATGTCCCATGTACTGTTGTTGCTCGACATGTAAACGAGCCAGTTGCCAGCACTTGAATAGCCAAGAAGGAACGCCTGTGGATTGGTGTCGGCACTTCGCCTCACAAAACAAGATTGATCGGAGGCGGCAGTCCTGTACTCCCACCAATCGATTGTAAAATTGCCGCTACCAAAATCAAAGTCGGTGCTATTCGGCATGAACAGATAGCTGCCGCCCGGCAGATACATCGAGCCAGCGCCAACCTTGCTGGTGGCACTGATCTGCGTCGTGCCGTATGGAGTGCCAACACGCCGCTGCGTCGCGCCTATTCCCTTGTTGAGAAAGGTGCCGTCGTCAAACGACAGCAGCAGTGTGGTGTAGCCGTCGTTGCCGGTGGGACTGCCACCGGACGCGCTCATGCCAAGCGAGGGATTGACCCCCGACAGCATTACCGGAAGTCCGGCTGGAACGAACAGAAGGCCAGATTGATACCGGCAAAATACGAATATGAGATGGCGTCCCTGGCGCCGTTAGCCGACAGCGTTGGCTTGACGCCGCCGGGGAAGATCCACTGGTTGCCCCACGTCGTGATCGAGGCCCCGGCGGCGTTGGCGAAGAGATAGATCAGCCCCTTCTGCGATTTCACGTTGACCGGGTTTGCCAGGGTGCGGCCAGCCGCCGTGACCGACACGGAAAAGTCTATGCCGGTGGAAAAGTCGCAAGTGATCGTCCCGCTGGTATCCACGATCGTGACGGGACCAGCCGCGCTCCACAGCGTGCCGCTGGTGACCATCCTGGATTGCGGATTGTTGGACAGATACTCCGCCAGCGTTGCTGCCGTGACAGCGGACGCTGCAGCTCTCGTCGTGTCGGTCGGATGGACGTGATCTTCTCTGGAGTACTTGATCGAGCTGCCGGGCAATGCCGGTGAGGCGTTGATGAGCGGCAGCGCCACTGAGGCATCGAGTGTGCCAGAGCTGCCGCCGTAGGTTGTCCACTTCTCGCCATCCCAGGTGTAGACCGGAAGCCCTGGAGTGGGCGTGGCCGGAAACTTTTGGCCTACGACAGGAGCGGCTGGAAAATCAAAGGCCATAGCTCACCTCAACAGTCTGCTGCGTTGGACGTTGGCTGCCGCCGTTATCTGAGTGGCGGCGGATGTCATCTCGTTTCGGAAGCTTTCGATGGCGGCGCCATTGCCCCTGGTAACTTGGGCATTCTCGACCAGCAGCAGCGGCAAGAAACTCACGGCGCAGCCCCAGTGGTCGATGTCCTTGGTCGATTGCGGATCTTTGCCGCGAAGCAACTGCCACCAGGGACACTTGTGGCAGACCTCGCTCATGTCCTTCCGGTGCAGCGGGCAGACCAGACCGGGTTCAGCGTGCGGGATCTGCGCCATCATTGTTTTCCTAGTGCCGGTGGCGCCCTGCGGCGCGGGTCTAGTGGATGGTACGGGTCATCCGGCCTCTCCTCCGGTGGAGGGGGAGCCGCCGCTTCCCAGGCATCGAGCAGCCACTGGTATGGCGCAAAGCTGTCGATCTCGATGTTGGGTTCTCGGAGGTTGTCATAGGGATCCTCATCGACAAACTCGATGACGCCCTTGTGCTTCTCCTCGCTCCACTGGATGGCGTGGATGGTGTGGTCAACCTCGGTGCAGTCAACGCTGCGGCCTACGCCGTCAACGAACACCATGTTGTCAGACGGGATTACTGTTGCCGTTTTCATGCTCCGGTTCCTTGGCTAGCTTCTTGGTGATGTGTACCGTTCGCGCATTGTCTTCGAGGCCTATGATCTCGTGCGGAAAGCCAGCGAAAGTATCAAGCACGGTGCCGCTCTCGTGTATGCCGTTCTCCACGGCGCCGTTCTCCATTATGATCCTGATCAGTACGCGCCCTCTGGCAACGATGATGATATGAGACGTTGCATCATCGTGATTGTGCATCGGCAAGCAGTCACCCGCCTTTTGATAGTCGTACATCAGCAACTGTAGGTCGCCTATCTTGGCTCCGTTGATGACCGGCATGCCCATACTCATTAGCGCAACTCCGGTCCCGCCACCCACATAACGAGTGATCGCCGCACACCTTTCGTCACCGGCCTCACCTCGTGAACGATCTCAGAGCGAAAGAACGTCGCCATGCCCCGCATACGCGGCATGGTAACTGGTGTGAGGTTGTGCGGGTACAGCCACAACTCGCCGCCCTCGTAGTCTTCAGGTTTCGACAACTGCAGGCTCATGCTCAGCTTGCGGTGATGATCGGTGTACTTGCCGTATGTACAGTCTGCATGAGAGCAGTAGCGGCCACCGTCGTATTCGGTCAGTTGTAGGTTTTCGATGGTCGTTAACTCCAGGTGGAAGTGCTTGTTGACTTGGTAGACCGCATCATCGAGAGCGGTGTAGAGCCACTCAATCTCAGGCTTAGGCATCAACCAATCGATTGTGCTGTCCCTCTGCTCAGGATTAACCTTGCCAGCGTCAACCTTGCCAGCGTGTTTATTGTCGCTCCACAGCGCATCAATCTTGTCCAACTCCTCCGCAGCGAACACTTCAGACGAAGCAACCCACGCTTGGCGCGGATACGTTTGTAGCTTCCACATAGACATGTTCAGCTTGTCGTCACTTGCACGTAGCCAGGACTACCGGCACTTCCAGGACTACCCCAACCGCCAGTGCCACCAGGACTGCCTGGATTGCCATTCTGAATTGGCACACCAGGGCTTGTATGCCAGTAACCAGGGGCACCTGCTGCACCGGCAGCACCATACATGCCAGCAGCTCCAGCAGTGCCAGCAGCGCCTACAACAACGCTGACACCTGTGCGTGGTTGAAGCGTGCTGCTGCTGCGTTGATACGTTGCGGTACCGGCAGCTTGGAATGATGATGCACCACCAGGACCACCAGCACCGCCTGGGCCACCAGCACCTCCTGCACCGCCACATCCGGGAGGAACATAGTATGCCGCCATACCCGGCCAGTACTGACAATTAGCGGGCGTCCACACGCCAACTCCGCAAGAGCAGTTGTAAAATATAGGATAGCTACCGGGTGTCCCGGGTGACCCGGGTGATCCTGGTGTTCCAGATGATCCTGGTGTGCCGTTCACAACATTGGCGGCGACGGCACGATAATTATTCGGCACGATAAATGACGCAGGGCCATTGATCATGCTTGTCCCAGTTATGATGGCGAAGCCTCTCATCAGCCCAGGCTCGCGTTGACCGCCACAAGTTGCAGCAGTGTGTGGGTTGCATCAAAGACAGAATAGCTCATCACGCTCCACTTGTTGGCGATGGTGCCGATAGTGAACGCCGTATCACCGTCGCAGCAGTAGCCGTTCGATGTCAGACCGCTGAGCGTGCGGCTGCCGGTGGCGTCCTGTTTGATGGCGATCAGCCCATCGGTGCCGACAACCGGCGTCTGCAAATAGCCAAGGGTGCGATTGCCGCCCATTGAGTTAAGCCTGAAGTTGCGGCCAATTCCCCCACTTGAACCGCCCGGCACAACAATGGTGGCGGCGTCCGTCAGCAATACCCATGAGGTGTCGGGCGGAGGCGGCACGTTGGCGGCAACCTTGGCGTCCACATACTGCTTGGTTGCGGCGTGAAGAAGCGCCGTGGGATCTGCACCCAGCGTTAAAAAACCGGACATGGTATCGCCGGTCTTGCTCACGAAATTGTTGATGTCGGGCTGCGGGCAGGCGACAATCCACTGGCCGGGCGGGCCGGACGGGTCAATGTAAAACACATAAAGCAGCCCGCTATCACTCTCCCACCAAAGCGTGCCGGGCAGCGGATTGGCCGGGGCAACGTCCATGATGACAATGCCGGAACCACCCGTGGTTTTGTCATCGACATATTTTTTGGTGGCGCTGTGCAAATCTATTGTTGGTGCGCCGGACAGCGTCAGCAGGCCGGTCATGACGCCACCGGACTTGGCGACCAGCGAGGTGTCGCTGGGGTGAACGTGGTCTTCCCGCGAATAGGCTGTCGCGGCGCCCGGCGCAGCCACTCCGTTCATCACCGGGTTGACGGTGCTGGGCGCCAGACCAAGGTTGGCGCGGGCAGTGGCGTAATTTGTCAAACCGGCAAGGTTCTCCGACTTGAGCATGTCACCGGAGCCGGAACCGGCTGGTCCGGTTGCTCCGGTGGGTCCGGTAGGTCCAGGGCTGCCCTGTGGCCCGGGGGGTCCGGTCAATCCAAGGGGTCCGGTCTGCCCAGGCACCCCCTGGTCACCCGGGTCACCCTTGTCCCCCTTGTCGCCCTTGACGCCCTGCGCCCCAGTCGATCCAGAGGGGCCAGCAGCGCCGGTCGAGCCGGATGCCCCGACTGGCCCCTGGGGTCCAGGCGGTCCTGGAGGCCCAACGGCGCCAGCAGGCCCAGGCCCGCCAGACATATCAACGTATCGCTTGGTGGCCGCCTGCAAATCCAATGATGGATCGCTAGCCAATTCCAGCACGCCGGTCATGACGCCGCCAGACAGGGCCAGCCGTGACGTGTCGCTGGGGTGGATATGATCCTCTCTGGAGAACTGAAACGAGATGCCCGGCAGGCCCGGCGTTTGATCCATTAGCGGGATAAGCAAACCGGCGGCGCCGGGCGCCGCCACGATGCCGCCATAAGTCGTCCACTTCTCGCCGTCCCAGGTGTACTGGGGCACACCGGATATTCCCGGCGAGGGATACCTGTCTCCGATTGCTGGCGATGCCGGAAAATCGAAGGCCATCTGATCAACTCTTCTTCGCGAGAATTAGATCAACGTACTGAACCTGGAGCGCGACTGAGTGAGCGTGCGGCTGACCGCCAGCGCCCCCAGCAACGCCAGAGGTGAGCGCCGGGCAGTCAATGGTGTAGAGCGCGGTAGAGTACACAAAGTATCCCCAGATGCCGCCAGGGTTGTTCTCCTCGAACACGCCATACGGAATGGTATGCTTGTGTTCGGCCATCTGCGACGAGGCCAGTGTGGCGCCGCTCGTTGCGTTCTGACTGAACACAGACGAGAACGGCGTGGCGCCGCCAGCGCCACCACCCGCAGTGCTGACGATGCGAAGCGCCTTGTCGTGATGCGTGGTGACCTGGACCCATCCGGTTGGCGCTGCCGCCTGATAGAACGGCAGCGTGGTGTCGGTCGGAAACGGCGGCGGGACGACGATGGAGGCGATAGCAGCGGCAATGTGATCGTCTACATATTTCTTGCTGACTGCCTCGTCATCGAACGTCGGCGGTTCATGCACATGCAGCGGTCCGGTCATGCTGTCGCCGCTGCGCAGCACCAGCGTGCTGATGTCGGGCTGTGGACAGGCGATAACCCACTGCGGCGGACCGTTCAGATCATTGTATCGGACATAAAGTAGTCCGGAGTCTGTATCCCACCAAAGCGTGTTATCGCGTGCTGCCGCAGGCGCCCCGTCTGATGTCTGCAATATTGTATCGGCGTATTGCTTGGGCACAGCTTGCAGCGTGCCGGTCGGATCACCGGACAGCGTCAGCAGGCCGGTCATGGTGTCACCGGCCTTCAGAACGAACATCGATGACTGATTGAGAACCCACGTCGTCCAGACGCCGCCAATCTTCATGCGGACATAGACGGGACCGTTTGGATCGGTCAGGTCGCGGGCCTCGATAATAATCGCGCCTGGAGATGCCCAGTAGGCGATGCCAGCAAAGGCGTGGTTGGCGACGGGTGCGTTGGTGGCGAGGAGGTCTGAATAGAACGAGCCAGCCATCCACGAATAGCTGTCGTAGTTGTCGATATGCTGGAGCATCTTCTCGGCGGATAGATTATTCAGGGCGCCGTCTGCGGTCGACGCACCCGTGCCACCAGCAACGATAGGCCGTGGCGTGTTCAGATCCCGCTCAACGTCATGAACGAAAGAGTTGTACTTCTCGCTCTCAATCGTCGTGTCTGGAATGCCCTCGGTGCCGAGAGGTATGTGGTAAATGTTTGAGCCGTCGCGTGGCATGCCGCCCTCCGATTAGTTTCCGCGACGCGGATTGACCGTTATCTGCAACGGCTTCTTCTTGTTGTCGCCTTCCGAGATCGCCTGCTCCGCGAGCGTCTGCGCGATGATGTCCCTCGTCCGCTGCGGCAAAACCTGATTGCCCAGGTAGGCCTGCCCAGGCTTGGAGACGACGGCGCGAGCCACGGCGAATGGCGCTGCTACTCCAGCAGCGGTGCCAAGCGGTCCGAAGTGACTGCCGAGATAGCCGCCGCCAGCCGAAAGCGCATTCGGAAGATTGAATAATTGCTGCCAGCCCGCTCGCGCCGTGGTGCCGGTTTGCGGCAGATCCTTGAGGACAAGACCACCAGCCCTGGCCAGCTCGTCCAGGTCGCCGCTTTGCGCCGAATACTGTGCGTTGCGTCCGGCGCGAGTGGTCTGCGCCACTCTGGCCGGAGACAGGTTCTCTATCGAACTGGCCACTGCCGGTTCGAGCTGCTTCATGTTGCCCCAGCGCCGATTGTTCGTGACCCAGGCCTCGGCATCCGCTGGCGATAGACCAGCCTGCATGGCCTGATCCAGTGACTGCTTGAACTCCCGAAGAGCGCGAGCCTCG